GATGCTGATAAAGAAATGTTATTTTCAACTTTACAAGAATTAGATAATAAAGTAGAAGACATTGAAGTAAAATCAGAACAAGTTCTAATTGAAAAAGTAGCCAATGTCAAATAATTATCCTACATTAGGGAATTCTCCACTTGGGGGTAATGATTCAAATTTACAAACACCCGAAAGGGTAAATGCTCCTTTTGCAGCAAGAGTTGTAAAAATAAGTCTAGAAAGTTCTGATCAACCTGATTCTTTATATCAAATAACTAATAAATTATGGGGTATAGGAGCTATTGAGTTTGAATCTCTTACTAAAGCAACTAATACAAATAATGAAAAAAACATTCAAGCAGGTGAAGCTTTCCCAATGGATGTTAATTTTAGAAAAGTCCCTACATTAGGAGAAGTTGTATTTATTGTAAAAGGTCCTTCATTTGAACAATCTACTAAAAACAAATCTGAAGCTTATACATTTTATTATTTTAATCCAATATCAGTGTGGAATCAAACTCATTTAAATATGTTGCCTTCTAATGCTGCATATAATGAATTTACTGATACTGTAGATGATGAGAATGTTTCAAAAGGTATACCAAATAATCCTGATTCTCAAATAGAAGAACCTAAACCAGGTAATACTTTTGGAGAAATAACTTCTATTAGAAATTTGTATCCTGTAGAGGGAGATGTAATCTTAGAAGGAAGATGGGGTAATTCTTTACGTTTTAGTTCTACAGCTGTACACACTTCCGAAAGTAAAAATTCTCAAAGTCCTTGGAGCACATCAGGTGAAAATGGTTCACCTATTACTATATTAAGAAATGGTCAAGGGAGTACTTCTGAATATGATAATTGGTTTCCAATATATGAAGATATAAATAAAGATGCTTCTTCTATTTATTTAACAGATGGGCAACCTATTCCTATAAATATAACAGCATATCCATTTGATTCTTTTAAAACTGATGCTAAACCTCCAATAGATACAACAGCGAACATTCAGGAAACAGATATAGTTGATCCTAATAAATCAAATGTCTCTCAAGATTCTACAGATATTAATTATGATTTAGTAAATACAAACGGACCTTTAACAGAAGAAACAACTACAGATAATGGCTAAAAACCCAAACCCTCCATATACTCCTTCTTTTAATTATACGGGAAAACAAATATTAATTAATTCTGATAGAATTACTCTTAATTCTAAAGAAGATACAACTTTTATACTTGGTAAAAAAGCTATTTCTTTATCATCACAAGGTACCATAAATATAGATAGTAAAGGAATGACTATAATAAATTCACCTAATATTATGCTTGGGTTAAGAGCAGAACATCCCTTAGTTTATGGTGATGAATTAGTTAAAATGTTAAAACAATATTTTCTTTTATTAACTGAGGAAGTTATTCCAAACTTAGCTAAAGCAGAAGTAGAAGGTTCCGAAATAGCATCAGTAAAATTAGCATCAGAAGGTTTCAATACTGCCGTCCAATATGCCAACGACAATTTAGAAAAATTATTATCTAAAACTAACTTTACACAATAATGGAAAATAAAATAGTTGGTTTAGTTCTTAAAGCAAAAAACACCCTTGTTAAATTTTTAACTAAAACGGTCCCACCGTTAAATACGTTAATATATGGACCTTCTACCTCTAATATTACTAAAGAACTTAAGGACATAGCAATAATAGAAAAAAAAAGAAGAGAAGATTTAAAAAAAAATCCTGATCTTGCTAAAACTGATCCAACACAATATGCTAAAGAAAATAATGAATTAGGAAATAAAAAACAAGGATTACTTAAAAAGGTTGTAAACCCAATAGAAAATCCCGGAATTATTCCTATTACTAATTTTATACAAAAGATTAATTCATTTAATTTATGTAACCCTTTAATTTTAGGTATAAATGCAGCTTTTCCCAAAGGAAGTCCTGTAAATGAAGCTGTAAGAAAAGTGCAAACTGAGTTAAGAGAAATTCAACTCTTATTACAAAATTTTAGAGTAATAGAAGGAAATAAAACAGCAGTTGGAACATCCCTCCTTCCACAACCAATTCAACAAGGTGAATTTAAAGTTCGTATAGAACAACCAGGTCTTATTCCTACCGGGACTACTGTTTTTATTCAACAAACAAATAATAATACTATTTTTACTAATATGAAAGGTGTTATTTCATCTTTTAATATTCCTGGTGCTAATATTTCTAATAATTTTTCACAACCTGCTCCTTCTTTTATTGATTCATCCTTTTCAAGTTTAGGAAATGAATCAAGTGATTTACTAAATCCTTCATTTAATTTACCTGATACGTCTGCACTTACTGTCCCTTCTTTAACTCCTTCTGCTGGTAACCCCCAATTAAATTCTATATCGAACTCTACTAAAATAATAGAATATACAATTCAAATAGAAACATTTGATGGTATAGATCCCCCTTATAAAAAATCTAAATCAGGGAATACTGTTTTTGATGATAATGATGAACCTGTTTTAGCAACCTTTACTAATTGGCAATTAGAATATGAAACAAAACAAACAACTGATATAAGAGAATTATCTGAAGATATTCAAGGTATAGTTGATGCCTTAAGAGATATTAATTTTAAAGCAATATCAAATTTCTTAGATAAAATCCCTTCTGCTTTTGGAAATTTTGGAAAATTAAAAAGATTAGTAGGTAAAATTGCTGAATTTACCTCTGATGTTTCAGATGTTGCTCAAACAGCAGCTGATGTTGGAAGTACAGCTACTCTAGCTTTATCTGGTGGGTTAACATCTAGACAAGTTATAGAAAGATCTAAAGTTTTAACTGAATTTTATGATGAAATATTACCTATTCTTAATTTTGATTTATCTTTAGAAAATATATTTAAAAAACAAATAGGAGATGTAAATAAAGTATTAAGAGGTGTAATACCTTATAAACAATTAGCTATAATAGTAAAAACTATTAAAAAATTTGTTATATTTGTAACAAAGTTAACTCAATTTACATTATCTTTAATAAATTTTTTACAAACTATAATAAAGACTATTTTAATGGTCGCTAAAGTAATAAGAGATGTAAAAGGGTATGTTGAAAAAGCAGCAATAGCTCTTCCAGCTCTGTTTGCAACTGCTGGTATAATTAATACTTTAGGAAAAGTAGTAATCCAAATTTCAGAAGGGTTAGATAGAGCAATACCTATGCTAGAAGAAATATCATCTTTATTAGACTTTGCAGCTCAAAAAATAGGCTTCTTACAAAGACAGTTAATGAATTTAGCTAATGAACTAGGTAGATTACAACAAACATTTGAAACTTGTGATAATTTAGATAAAAGATTAGATTTAAATAGCTCAATCCAAGGATTAGTATCTCTTTCTACTGGAATTGGATTTCCTGAAAACCTTGTTAGAAATCAAATTCAGGGATTAATAAAAAATGTTTCTGATCCTGATAAATTCCAAAATGCCCAAGATGTTTCAGAAGCATCTGAATTTGGTAATACTGTAATTATTACTAAAGATGGAACTATATTAGTTCTCCCAGGTACAGTATGGGGTTTTGGTCCAAATGGTCAAATTGTATTTGGAGGTGATTTAATATCGGGTGCAACTGGTATTAATTTTGAGGAAACTAGAGGTCAAGATTTAAGAAGAAGTTTAAGACAAAATTTTACTTTTTATACTTTTAATAAATTTAAAGGTGCTAATAATGCTAATTTAGTTGAAAAGTTACAAGCACAGTCTATAGAAGCTTACGCTGAAACCGTAGAAAAAATTGATGATATAGATGTTGGAGATAAATTTGGTAATTTTCAAGAAGTTTATTTAGGTTATCTAATTAGAATTCAAGAAGAAAAACCTATATCTGATACTTCTAAAGGTGAAAGTAATTTAACTAGAAGAAGAGGAGTTGCTTTTGATAGTGAGGGAAGTATAGTAGTAGGATCTGATTTAACATTTAGTGATGATTTAAATCTTATTGTAGATGAAACTAAATATAAAATTAAAAGAAATGTTCAACTGGGTGTAATAGATGTAGGTCTTCCTTCTAATCAACCAATTCCAAATGATGATGCTATAAAATTAGAAGAAACTATAGGTGCAAACCCATTACAAATTAATAATAAAAAAGCCCAAGCTAATAATACAAATGCTGATAATGTAGAAGGTAGTCAAACTAATACTGATCCTGTAGCAATGAGAACAGGCAATTCTAAATTTGAAGAAGCTCAGGGAGAACCTGCAACATTAGTTTCTAATCAATCATCACCCAATAAAACAATTGATGCTGCAGCATTAATTCAACAACCTTTTGCTGAGTTCATAGAAGAAAACCCATCATTAAAAAAGATGAAAGATACTTTTAATTTACTTCAAGGAGCAACTACATCTCAACTTAATGATATAATGTCATCTCCTGGAGTATTTAATTTAAACCCTGAAGAATTATCTGAAAAATTAAAAAATAATATTCTTAATTCTATTGATCCAAACCCTGAAAAAATTAAAGAAATTGGTAAGAAAACTTCAATATGGCTAGAAGGATTAAAAAAATCTACAAAAATAGATTATGAACAGTTAACTTTAAGTATGCATCCAAAACAAAGAGCTGCATTTAAACCTTTTGAAGAATATTATGATGGTATAGAAGAAAAAGAATTTGAAAAATGGATACTTTTCTTACTTTCTAAAAATTATACCCGAAATGAAATCCAATCAGGTATAGACGAAGAAGAATTACGAGATGAATATAAAATTAAATTTGACCAAACTGGCAAAGGAGGTAAAAAACTTAAAGTTGTAATATCACGTAAAAATGAAAGATTAAGAAGTAAATTAAAATAATAAAAATTTAATAAACAAATATTTATAATCATGAAAGTAGAAGCTTTTAGAAAAATAATTCGAGAAGAAGTAAGAGACGTAATTAAAGAAGAATTATCTTTGATTATGAGTACTCCTGTTACTGAAACAAAAGTAGTGCAAAAGCCCGTTGTAGAACAAAAAATAAATAAAAAACCATCATTTTCCGAAATGGTTAATGAAGAAGTAGTACAACAAGCACCTCAACCACCACAAAAACCTTTATTTGAATCTAAAGACCCTTTAGCACAAATATTAAATGAAACTGCTGCCTCTGGAGAATGGAGAAGTATGGGTGGGGAATTTAATGCACAAAGTGCCGTAGGTTTTGGAGCAGGAATGCCTCAACAAGAAGTTAAAGTAGTAGATTCAGTAGAACAAATGTCATCTCAAAAAACATCTGATATTAATCAAGTTTCAATAGATGCAGTTCCTGACTTTTCTAATATGATGAGTAAATTCAAAGAAGAAGGTAAATTATAATGGCCTATATAGTAAGAAATGTTGATGTATTAGACCTAAATCCAAGTACAGGAGTTGGGATTAGTCTTCCTTTTGATGGTGCTACTGGTATTAATACTACTTTTACAACAACAGATGCTATAAAGTCTAATTTAATAAATTTCCTTTTAACGGGAAAACGTGAAAGAATTATGAATCCTGGTTTTGGTTCAGGTTTAAGAGGAATTTTATTTGAACAAGCAAATGAAGATACTTCAGCAAGAATAGAAGATTTAATTAGAGGAGGTGTATCTCAATTTTTTCCTCAAGTTGTAATAGAATCATTAGATATAGAACTAGATCCTAATAATGCAACTATTAATATATATTTAAAATATTCAATAATTAATACTAATATTGAAGATGTTCTTCAATTAAATTTAAATTTACAAGATGCCTCAAGCTAAAAACATCCAGTATCTTAATAAAGATTTTGATAGTTTAAAACAAAAACTAATTGAATTTGCTGAGATCTATTATCCTTCTACTTATAATGATTTTTCAGAAGAATCAGCAGGTATGATGTTAATAGAGATGGCATCCTATGTTGGTGATGTTTTATCTTTTTATACTGATAATCAAGTACAAGAAAATTATATTCAATTTGCAAAACAAAGGGATAATCTATTAGCTTTAGCTTATTCGATGGGGTATACCCCTCAAGTAACAAACGCTGCTACTACAGATGTAGAAATTTTTCAAACAATTCCTTCAACCACAGCTCGTGGTACCGTTCAACCAGATTGGAATTATGCTTTAATTATAGAAGAAGGTGTACAATTACAATCTTCTAATAATACTAATATATTTTTTTATATAGAAGATAAAGTTGATTTTACAGTTTCTGGAAGTGCAGATCCTACAGATATATCTGTGTATTCAACAAATGCTGCCAATCAGCCTAGTTTTTATTTATTAAAAAAATCAGCAAAAGCAGTTTCTGGTAATTTACAAACAACTACATTTGCTTTTACTACACCACAAAAATTCGCAACTAATACTATTACAGATACTAATATAATAGATATTATTAAAGTAACAGATAGTGATAATAACCGTTGGTATGAAGTTCCTTATTTAGCACAAGAAACAATATTTAACTCTGTTTCAAATATAGCTTCTAATGATCCTAATCTATATCAATATAATGATACAACTCCTTATTTATTAAAAATAGATAAAGCTCCAAGAAGATTTATATCAAGATTTAAATCTGATAATACTTTAGAAATTCAATTTGGTCCTGGTGTATCATCAAATCCCGATGAAGAAATTATTCCTAATTCTGATAATATTGGTTTAGGTTTGCCTTATGGAGTAGATAAACTTACAACAGCATATGATCCTTCTAATTTTTTATATACAAAAACTTATGGTTTAGCACCTTCAAATACTACTTTAACCGTAGAATATTTAACTGGAGGAGGAGCAGCTTCTAATATCCCTGCTCAATCATTAACCATATTAACATCAGGTAATACTACATTTTTTGGAAATAATTTAGATTCAACTTTACAATCAACAGTTCAACAATCTTTAGCTTTTAACAATCTAAAACCAGCAATAGGCGGTGGTAATGGTGATACTAACGAAGATATAAGATTAAATTCCTTAGCTCAATATCCAACTCAATTAAGAACTGTAACTAAGGATGATTATATGATTAGAGCTTTATCATTACCTTCTAAATATGGGGTAATATATAAAACTTATATAACACAAGAAAGTGATATATTAAATAATAATACAACTTCATTTAGTGATTATAATGATAATACTCTATGTTTATACGTTTTAAGCAAAAATAATAATGGATTACTTACATTAGCCGATCCTGCTTTAAAACAAAATTTAAAAACTTATTTGGCTGAATATAGAATGGTTACGGATGCCGTAGCTATTAAAGATGCTTTTATAATTAATTTAGGAGTAGAATTTGATGTAATAATGCTTCCTAATTTTAATAATAGAATAATATTAAATAATTGTATTAATGCTTTAAAAGCATATTTTAATACAGATAAATGGCAAATAAACCAACCTATATTAATCAATAATGTAAGAAATGTTTTAGATACAGTTGAAGGAATTCAAACAATTAAAAATCTAAATATTACAAATAAATCAGGTACTTCCTCAGGTTACTCTGAATATGCTTATGATATAGGAGGAGCTACAATAGATAATGTATTATATCCCTCTTTAGATCCAAGTATATTTGAAGTAAGATTCCCCGATATTGATATTCAAGGTAGAGTAGTAACAAATTAAAAAATAAAATGGCTGTATATAAATTATTTTCTGAACAAGATGCCTTTATAAGATCACAATACCCAGCACAAAATACTGGTAGAGATGAGGTCTTAGAAATATCTAATATAAATGGCATAAACCAGTTATCCTCAGCTCAAGGCGATTTGCCTGCTGTTAATCGTGCGTTAATTCAATTCAATAATGCGAATTTAAACGATATAATTACAAATACAGTAACTACGTCATCTTATGATGTTAATTTAAGATTATACCTAGCTAATGCCGGAAATCTTCCATTAGATTATACGATAGAAGCCTTTCCAATTTCACAAAGTTGGGATATGGGTACAGGAAGAGTAGCAGATGATCCAAAAACTGATGATGGTTGTTCTTGGACTTTTGCAGGAGAATCGGGTTCGAATAAATGGACAACAACCGGTTTTGCAGATTATGTAACATCTTCTTTTGGATTAACATCTGGAGGAAGTACATGGTATACAGGTTCTATACAAACATTTAACAATACTTTATTATCTGCAAAATCAAGCCAAAGTTTTAATTATACAAGTGATAAAGATATTAATATACCCGTAACTGATACTATTAGATTATGGCTTACAGGTTCATCAGGAATAGTTAATAATGGGTTTGTTTTAAAATTAAATGATTCTATTGAATTTGGAACAGATTTTGTTAATACAAATTTCTTTTCTATGGATACTCATACTATATATCCCCCAGCTTTAGAAATTAAATGGGATGATTCTATAGTTGATAATTATTTTATTACAGGATCAGGGACAGGTTCAATGGTAACTTCAAGTGCATTTATTTCTAAATTTACTAATTTACAATCTGTGTTTGAAGATTCAATGATTTATAACTTTGAAGTAAAAACAAGAGATATATTCCCTGCTAGGTCATTTCAAACCCAATCCGTATATTTAAATACTAAACTATTACCAACTTCTTCTTATTGGGCTATTAAAGATGCTAAAACTGGAGAAATGGTTATTGATTTTGATACAAATTATACTAAATTAAGTATAAACTCTAGTTCTAATTACTTTAAAGTTTATATGGATGGGTTAGAACCAGAAAGATATTATCAATTAATGTTAAAAACAGTAGTGGGAAGTGAAACTATTGTTCAGGATTCAGGTACAAACTATTTTAAAATTGTAAGATAATGGCAGATAAAATAAGTGTCCAAGAAGTAAAATTAAATAAAAATGTTTTTGGGAGAGTTTCATACCCTCAAATTGTAGATACTGAATTTACTCAATTAGTACAACCCAATGAAGTTTTAGAAGAAAATGAACCTTTAACTGTTATTGAATTTTTTGAAGAATATAATAGATTATTTTTTGATATTCCTCAAGATGGTGAAGTTGGATCTCATAGAGAACTTGTAACAAGAAGTTCTAGTTATGTAGGAATGACTAACCAATCGGCAGAAATGCAGGCATTAATAGATGAAATTAGTGGACTAAGAATAGAATTATTAACAGCTCAACAAGAAGTAGTTAACCTTTCAACACAAGTTTAAACATGGAAACTAGCAGTGTTATACTTAATCCTTCATTGGAATACATAAACCAAGAATATTCTACTCAAGATACAAATCTTTTAAATGGGTATGATATTGTTAGAAATTTTGGTACTGATCAAGATGTAATTGAATATTATGTATATTCTGCTAATAATACATTGGTAGATGTTGATTATAACTACCAAAATTATAAAACCCAACAAACTTTTGAATCTTCTAGCCTATATGATACTATATACATAAATGCAGTAGAAGATGTTAAAAGTGCTGGTTATGATGTAGGAGAATATAACACCAATTATTTTTTCTATAGAAACTTATTTTTAAGTAATTACCAAACCAGATTTTACATTAAAGAAATTTCTTCAGATAGAACTGAAATAAAAATTTCTACTAATGAAATATCATATAATGCCTTAGGTACATCATATTTAAATTATCTTACTTCAAAACAAAATAAAAGTTTTTATTCTGATCTTCTTTTAAACTTTGGTAATAACCAAACTTTAATAGGTGTTAATAGTTTATTAGATACTACATCCGAAGCAGAACCTAGTCTTTTTATAAAATTATATGAACCCTTACCTACTGGGTATGGTATAAAAGATACTTTATGGGCTGTAGAACAAATATCAGAACCTTATTCAGTTAACGTAAATATAGAATTTAATGCTGATGAAGTAGAAGAAAAAATATTTTTAAGAGGTCCTAATACTAATATAGAATTAAATGAAAAAACAAATTCTACAACTGGATATTTTAATGCAAGTACTATATTAGATACTTCATTAACTTCTTCATTTCAACAATTACAATCTATATTAGAAGAAAAAAGTGTACATATTAATATAGATTATGATTTTTACAGTCAATTTGTTCATTTTTCTTCTGCTTATGATAGATTAGAAAATTTTAGATATAAATTAAATACAATTCAAAGTTATCAAAGTGATATTAATTCTTTAAAAGGATTAGATTCTTTAACAGACCCAACTTATATATCAGCTAGTGAAGCAACTGTTCAACAAAATATAGATACAGTAATTAAACAATTTGATGGGTATGAATATTTCCTTTATTTTAATTCTGGTTCTAAATCTTGGCCTAAATCTGGATCAAGTACTCCTCCTTTTTTCAATGTCCCTGTAAATTCAGATTCCGCTTCAGTTTGGTATGGATCAATTGATGAATCCAATCCAAATTATGGTGGTCAGGTACTTTCTTCTTCTTTATATGATCAAAGTAATATGGATTATATTTGGAATCAACTTCCAGCTTATATAAAAGAAGATCCTCAAAATTCAACTTTAGGTTTGTTAGTTGGTATGATGGGTCAAAGTTTTGATTCCGTTTGGACTTATTCAAGAGCAATTACAGACTTAAAAGATGCAGATAATCGTATTGATTATGGTATTTCTAAAGATATGGTAGCTGATGCTCTTCGTTCTTTAGGTATTAAATTGTATACTAGTGATAGAACAAATGCAGATATTTATGAAGCATTTTTAGGATTAACACCTTCAGGATCTTTAACTCCATCAACAGGGTCACAGTTAGTAACTAATTATATTTCTGCTTCAAATGATGTAAATACTTTTGATGATTTAAATAAAGAAGTATATAAAAGAATTTATCATAATTTACCCTATTTATTAAAATCTAAGGGTTCACACAAGGGATTAAGAGCATTATTAAATTGCTTTGGTATTCCGAGTACTATATTAAGAATTAATGAATTTGGAGGAGACCAAAAATTTACACCTGCTGTAAATCAGTCTATAGATCAATTTTCATATAGTTTAAATACAAACCCATTAAATTTAACATCCTCAATTTCACACAGTTCAGTTAATGTACCTTGGCTACCAGCTATACAATCCGTAATTCCTGTTTGGAATGAAATTGATGTAGATTGGAATGTAATAGAAGGTTGGTGGAATGGAGATTTAGCTAGTAGTGCTGTACCTGATAATATAGAATTTAGATTTAAAACTAAAGGTATACCTTCTTCAAGTCGTTATACACAATCTTTATTCCAAATAAATACAGGATCAGCTAC